GCGATGCCGTCGGCACGGGTCATCAGCAGCAGAAGATCATAACAGAGCACCGCAGCATACGCCAGCCGCTTGCCCAGCACACACTCCATCGCCCTGTATATCCACGGCCACCGACAGGCCCACACCCTACAGGGGTTGATGCACCAGTACCCGTGCCGCCGCAAAATCCTCTCCGCCTCCCCGAACCGCCGCACATAGTCAGCCCGCTCCACCCCGGACATCCCGCCCGACAAATAGATTCGCCTTTTCATACGTCAATAAGGATTATTTTGTTTGCCTTTCTTCATGCGCTCCTTTTCATCCCGGATAGCGTCGTTCAGCGTTGCCTTCAGCTCACGCAGATGCTTGAAGGTCTCGGCAGGTGTTCGCGGACATCCCCGGACGAATGACCGCAAGTTCGGCGTGTCAAAGCCAAACTCCGAAGCGTCGCAGATGTACTGCTGCCACTCCTCGTACTGCTCACGGGTCACGTCAGCCAACACGCAGTAGATGATGTCGTCCATGTTGATGGTGAACATCCCGTCGCCATAGTCGTACACGCCTCCCGTCTCGTCGCCTATCCAATAGCCGTAGTGAGCATCCAGTTCCCACATGCGCAGCAGCTCCACGAGGAAGCCGTTGCACGCCTGCTCCCATTGCTCTTTCAGTAGTCGCTTAATAGCGTCTTTTGTCTTTTTCATAATTCGTTAAGTTAAAAATGAAGAGTGAAGAATTAACGAAAAGAGCAACCGCCCGTCGTTGGGTGATTGCTCTTTTCGTGATGTGTGATGTGTGATGTCTTATGTCAGACGTTTCAGCGGTGCAAGGTCTTGCAAGGCTGGGTCGATGATGTCAACCGTCATTCCGAGGGCTTCGGCGATGGCTTGCAGCGTCTCGATGTTCACGGCATACTTGCCGCCCTCGATGCGCCCGATGTGGGTACGTTGCAATCCGGCACGCTGTGCCAACTCGTCTTGCGACAGGTCAGCCATGAGGCGCAGGGCTTTCACTCGCTGGCCGATTCTTGTACGGGTTTCTTCTTTGTTCATAGTTCTTTGAATATGTAAAAATACAAAATGTTCCCAAGTACGAATATAGTTATGATTACACCAACAATGACAAATATTACAGCAACCACCTTTTTGTCTTTGACACTACAAATAAGTGCGGAAACCATCGATCCGACCATTATATACATAAGGCATATATCTGCCATTAACCACTCTCTTATAGTCATTGCCTTTCGTCTAATAATGTTTGTATTATTGCCCGTTCCTGGGCGTAGATGTCAAGTTTGCGACTGACGCGAGGTGACATCTTGAAGCCGTTGAACTCTCGCGTCCTCAGTACCGAGGCTTTCTTCTCGATGGCCTCCAGTTCCTTCTCCAGTTGCCGCGTCGATTTCTTGCTCATCATCGTGCGGAAGTTGTCGAAGTCCGATGGGTGATTATACCTTTCCATTTGGCGGATATTGTTTGTCGATTTTCTCTTTCAGTTCTCCGAACACCTGTGCAACCATCCGTATCTCGTCTTCGTTGCAAGCGGCTGGCTCACCTTTCCTGAGCAGTCCCCAATAAGCGTTGCCATTCATGTCGCCGCCTATCGTAATCTTATAGTCTTGATTAAATTTTGCCATGATTAACCATCCTTGAATAATTTGTCGTAACACTCTGCGCAGAAGTCATTGCCCTCGCTGTCGGTGCAGAAGTCTTCCACGTCTCTGATCACCTTTTTGCACTGGGTGCAAATACTGATGGCCTTATCCATCCGTTTCACCCACCTGATAGCAGCGTCCCAGCCTTGCCACCATACCGCTATCGGTATGGCGTGAAGCCTGCGTTTAGCCTGACACCCTATGCGGTATCTGGCTTGCCGCTCAAATCTCTCGTCTATCTCGTTGATGTTCATAATATCAAATGATTGTGGGAGGGTTTTTGCTTTGGCAAGCGGCCAAGGCCGAGCGGCCCCTCCCGTGTTAGTCTTAATTGATGCTGTACTCCTCAACCTTGAATGACTTCCAATCGGTATTGCGTACATGCTCAACGAATTGCTCTCTTGTCATTGGCTCAGGCTTTGAAAATGTACGAGTCTCAACATTGTAGCGTGGAGACATGTAACTTCTGCTATCAGAAATAATCTCACCTTCAAAACCCTTCTCTGTTGCGATTGCCTTAAAAAAAGTCTTCATAATCTTGTGCCGCTTATAGGTTGCCGCCCTGTTCTAAATTGTTATTGTTTTAATTTCTTGATGCAAAGATACGATATTATTTTGAATTGTGCAAACATTTAGGCGTTTTTCTTTATTTTTGCCTAACTTTTTATACTTTATTTAAACTTTTAACCACGTTTTCTTTGTTTTCTGCCATAACATTAAAACAGTTTTTGGTCTTGTGCTTTCAATGCACCGACGATATAATTCACATTTTCTAACATCTGGAGCTTATAGTCCGACCTGTTAAGCATGGCAATGAAGATGTCGCCACGCAACTTGCGCCAGTATTCACGCTCAGCAATCTTGGCGCGATGGTCATCCTGTTCCTTTACGTCGAAGGTCTTCATGATGTCGGTCAGCGACTTCATCTGTTCGCTCTCTCCCATCATTGGGATAGCAGGCGGCAAAGCGTCACTCAGGTCGAGCCTCTCGATGTGGTACTTATTACCATTGATGTCAACGAAGAAAGGCGAACCTTTCTGGTCGTGCGTCACCATTACTCTCTCTCCCGTCTCATGCAAAATAGCATTGAGGAATGTTTTCTGTTTTCCTTCCATAATTCGTTAAATTTGTTGTTTTATAAAAATTCATTTCAATTCGTTTAGCCTTCCCTCCACGCTTTTATGAATATGTCGAAGTCATTACCGTCTATCCATATCATTTCATTGAGTTTCTGCTGATACTCGAACATAATGCCGAATACGACATCTTTTGTATTACTCTCTGTAATGAGGTCTGTCACGCACACCACCTTAGAAGTATCTACCCACAGCGGCATGTTGTCGGGCTGTTGTGATACATATTCCTTCAACCCTTTGCCCACGAGAGCCTTTGCTAACATACCCTCAATACCTTCTGCATTGTCCATCGCCTCGGCGACCTTTGCCGAGAATGTCCTTCGTGTAACTTTAATTTTTGCCATAGTTCCTTGATTTTAATAAATTCCTTTCAATTTCTTTCAATTTCTTAAAACATTGGAAAGAATGGGAAATCTTGGGGGAATTTCCCATTTCCATTTCTCAATTCGTTTAGACGTTTAATCCGTGTAATCCGTGGTTTATAAAAAATGGAGGGGGCACCCCTTATCAGATACACCCTCCGCTCCTACATCTCAGACACGGATAAGCGTGTAATTCGTTCAATTAGTAGTTACCCTCTATTTTTCCCTCGCCCAAATCGAAGCAATAGAGCGCGTCGAGCAGGGCGTGAACGGGGTCTATCTTGTTGCTGTGGCCTGCCCCTTTCACGATGCGCCTGATGGGTGGGTCGCCCTTGCTCTCTACGGCGCAGTTGCCGAAGCACCAGGGAAACAGGGGACTGTCGGAAAACTCCATCCATGCGTCCAGGCTTAGCATCTTCTCTTCCAGTTCGGTGATGCGGGGGTTCTGTGTGAATGAGGTCTGACTGACGGGTATCACCATGTGTTGGATAGCGTCGGCTATGTCCTTGGTTGACATACCCTCGCGCTTCTGGAAGAGCGTTTGGAGCCATGCCTTCAGGTTGTTAATCGGTGTGAGCGACTGCGCGGGGTCGTAGCCGAAGTAGTAGATGTTGATGCCCTTCTCCACCAACTCCGCGATGCGGTTGATGGCGTAGGCACTGTCGAACACTTCACCTGGGCATACGTGCAACCATCCCTGCTCAATCCATTGCTCATAAAGCGGTTGGTTCGGGCTCTCCTTCATCGTCTTCTCCAGCACCCAGCAGTCGGTGTCAACAAAGAAGCGGCCCTTCATGGTGTCGCTCGGTAGCCAGTCCACAGCCATATAGGTAATGGCAAAGAGGTCATCTCCCGAAGAGAAATCGAGACCACAGAAGACGTGCCACCGCTCGCGGCCCTGCCCGTCGATGAACCGGCAGTCGTCTATGCGCTTGCCGCCGCTGGTCTGTAACTGTCGGATGCGGTCGCCGGTGATCCACTTCTGAATGCGCCCGGTCTGCCACATGTTGAAGTCCTTCGTCAGCACCTCCTGCTTGGTGTCCTCTGTGCCGGTGGCGGCTTCGTGAAGTCGCTCGCGGTAGTAGGTGGGCTGTACGGTGGTGCCGATGGAGCGGTTTACCTTCTTGAAGAGTTCAGGGTCATCGAGCTTCGTCAGGTCGTCGGTCAGTTCCCATTTGTCAAGTTGCAAGAGAAATGCGCACCATTTATCTTCTTCCGTGCGGCAGGGCTGTCCGAGGGGATAGTCCAACTCTTGCAACAGCGATGCTTCCACCTGCTCAATCTTGGTCTTGTAGGGGCCTTCCTTGATGCGTCCGGCGGTGGTGGTGTGCAGCAGCAGCTTTTCACGGCGCGGACCCGTTGAACCCCAACAGGTATCGACTGCCGCTTGCATGTCGGAGTGGGCGTTGACGTAACTCGCCTGTCCGTGCTCGTCGGCATGAACCACCGAGGCATAGAGTCCGTCCTTTGAGGTCTTGCCCGCTGCCATGCACTTGATTTCGCCCTTCATCGGATGACCTGGCTGCCAGTTCAGTCCGTTGCGGGTCATGCGGAAGTATTTGCCGCCCATGCGGTTCGAGCACGTGGGATCGACTTGCATGGCAAACTCGCGGATGGCTTTGTAGGCGATTTGGCTCTGTTCGCTGCTGTTGGTGCAGATGAGAGCCTGCCCGTTCACGTCGCCGAGGAATCCCACCTCGGTGAAATCGACCGCGCCGCCCAGCTCTGTCTTTCCGCTCTTACGGGTCAGGAACCAGTGCGCCTCTTGAGTCAGCCGTCGCGTGTCCCACACCTCGCCGTCCTTCACCCACTCCGTAGGCAGCAGCATGTCGCCCTCGTAGTATTCGCGCTCCATCGGCACGTCCACCTTGAAGGCGTATATCTCGAAGATGAGCCACGCCTGAAACGGCATCAGTCGGACGTGCATCGCTCCGCGAGGGGTTGAGAACTTCAGTCCGCCCTTTACGTGTCGCCCGTTCTTCCACTGCCCCTCGATGGCTCGCAGCGACCGCTTCACCCGCTCGGGGTCGAGCTCGTAGGAATCCATCAGTCGCAGTTCCTTGCGGATGCCTAAGAGTTCGTAGAGGTTGGCATGACTGCCGTCGTTGCTGATAGCATCCTCGATGTAGATAAGCAGTCGCGGGTCGAAGCTGTTCAGACGGTTCATATAGTCGGGCAGATGCGTCCGCAGATCATCGAGACATTGCGCCTTGGCTTGCCGCAGTTCTTCAAAGTCGTTGGTCATACTATTCCGTCAATAAATTCGTTGAGTTTGTCGGTTGCATTGTTGCCAGCAGGGTCTTCGGGCTTGGCTGCTGCCTTTGCCGCCGTCATGCCCAGCATCTGTGCGTACTTCTGGCAGATGGCCTCCTGCTGGTAGAGCAGATTGCAAAGCGGGTGCTGCTTGTGGGTGGGCTGACCGTTGGAGCCAGGAACCCACTCCACGGCTCCCTCCTTGGTGATGGTGTCGCGGTACTGGTCGCGCACCTCCAGCGCACTGGCATAGTTGCGGATGGTGAGGTTCAGGTGCTCCGGCACCTTGCCGCCGTGCGAGTGCTTCACCTGTGCGCGGATGTCTTTTAGATAGGTTGCTGCTTTTGCCATTATTTCTTGAATTTTATTACAAGTTGGTTGCGCTGCTCAAATGGCAGCCGGTAGTGTAGATAGTTGGCATACGATATGCCGAACTCGCGGCCCGGCAGGGTCAT